AAAGAGCTAGACCAGATACTTCTAGAGGAACTGGAATTATTGCATCTCTTGATTTACAATATTGGCCTGGACAATTTTTGTCTAATGGTATGCAACCAGGAACATCACCTGATGTTGAAAATGCTAAAAGACAAGCAGGTATATCTACAGGGGAGATTACAATAGTAATAACATAATATGACATTTGCAGAACTAGTAGCTAAGATTAGAAATTATACAGAAGTAGACAGTAACGTTCTTACTGATTCAATCGTAGAAGATTTTATTAGAGATGCTGAATTAAAGATATTTAGAGAAGTAGATGCAGACTATGCTAGAGAATATGCTGCAGCTAGTTTAATTGCTAACACTCCATATTTAGATTTACCTAACGCTACATCTTCATCTGGATTAACAAGCACTAGAAGAGCTATTATTGTAAGATCATTTTTAGTTGAAGACAGCACTCAATCTCCAACAACAAAGGTTTATTTAGAACCTAAAGACACAAGTTTTATATTTGAGTATAACTCAACAGGAGCTACAGGCGTGCCTAAATATTACGCAATGTGGAAAGAAACGACTATTATTATGGCTCCTACACCAGCTTCAGCTTACAATTGTCAATTAAGCTATGTATATACACCTGATCATTTATCAGCAACTAATACAACTACATACCTTAGTGACAACGTTCCAGAACTACTTTTATACGCTACTTTAGTAGAAGCGTATGGATTTTTAAAAGGGCCTATGGATATGTACAAACTGTACTCAGACAAGTATAATATAGCTATGCAAGGTTTTGCGTTGGAGCAAGTAGGCAGAAGACGTAGAGACGAGTATCAGGACGGGACACCACGATTAGTCGTGCCTGCACCATCTCCTGATCAAAGGCAATAAAAAATTATAATTACTAAGGAGAAATTATTATGGCAATACAACAAGCAGTTTGTAATTCATTCAAACAAGAAATATTAGAAGGTATTCACGACTTTGAAAGTGGTGGAGACGAGTTTAAATTAGCATTATACAATTCAGCAGCTAACTTATCAGCAGCTACTACAGTTTACTCAGCAACAAGTGAAGTACCAAACTCAGGCGAATATTCAGCTGGCGGAGGTACTCTTCAATCTCAACAAACAGGACTAGACACAGGTGTAGCCATTGTTGGTTTTGCAGACTTATCTTTTACAGGTGTTACTTTGACAGCTAGAGGAGCATTAATTTATAACACAAGTGAATCTAATAAAGCAGTGTGCGTTTTAGATTTTGGATCAGATAAAACTGCAACTAGTGGAACTTTCACTATTCAGTTTCCAGCATTTACATCTTCCGCTGCAATATTAAGAATCGCTTAATAACGAGCAGGAATATGAATGTCTACTACTTGGGGTCAATATACTTGGGGGTCTAACTCCTGGGAAAGTGATTTAAACACAATTGTCCCAAGTAGTAATACAATTACAACATCAGTAAGTTCTGTTACCGCTTTTCCTGAACAAGGTTGGGGTGGTAAGCAATGGGGTATTAATGAGTGGGGTGAACTTTCAGATGTTACCGTTTCATTAACAGGTCAAGAACTTACATCATCATTAGGAACAGAAACAGTAGAAGCGATCCTTAACAGAGGTTGGGGAAGAAAAAATTGGGGAGAAGAAGCTTGGGGTATTGGTGGTTCTGTTCTTCCAGCTGGTCAACAATTACAAACAACACTAGCATCAGTAACTGTAACCAATGAAATAAATATTGGTTGGGGTGGTTTAGCTTGGGGCATTGGTGAATGGGGAGATTTAGCAAACCCAGATATTATTCAAACAGGTATTGCAATGACATCCAATACTCAGGATGTCTCTATTACTGCAGATGCAAATGTAGATGCAACAGGATCAGAAGCTACTACAGGAACAGATGGAGCTGTTGGAGGAACTTCTGTAGATTTACAATTAGTAGGAGAAGAATTAACTTCAGCAACCGATGGAGTATTTGCAGGGGAACTTGTAACAGTAGAATTAACATCACCTTCAAATGATCCTTGGGGTAATACACTCGTAGGATGGGGTAATGGTTTATGGGGCGTAGGTGATGGTGTAACTATTTTAGGTGATGCTGTAGTTGATTTACAAGGTAATGCAAATGTTATTCCTACAGGGGCAGAAGCTACAGGTCAAACAGGAGATTTAGGACAAGCTTCTATTTACGAATTTACTTCAGCAACTGCAACTACTATAGTTGGAGATGCATTTGGAGGAGAAGTTGTTGAAATACAAGTTACAACAGCTTCAGCACAACCTTGGGGTGAAACATCTTGGGGTGATGGAGAATGGGGTCAATCAGTTGGTACAGATATTGCAATAGGAGCAGATGCAGTATTAATACCATCAATTGATGTTCCTGTAACAGGAGAACAGTTAGATTGGACTATTGGAGTAGAGACTGTCAAGGCAGATGCAAATGTAACACTTTCTGGTTTATCTGCAGAGGTATTCCAAGGTGATGAAAATGCCTTTACAGATGTTAATGTTCAATTGGTTAGTTTTGAACAAAACAATATATCTATTGGTAATTTTGTAGCTGGAATTAGTCAATTAGTTGTGCCTACAGGAGTGACAGCAACTACAAATGTTGGTACAATGGGTATAAATGCTTGGGCTGTTATTGAGCCTAATGCAAGTACAACGTGGAGCGTTGTTGACAAAGCAGCGGCTTAACAGTAAAATTATTAAATATTAGGAGTTATTTATGGCATCAAGTTATTCTACAGATTTAGCACTCGAACTAATGGTAACAGGGGAAAACTCTGGTACGTGGGGTGATAAAACAAATGTAAATTTAAATTTAATTCAACAAGCTATTGCAGGTTATGAAGCAGTAGATGTTTCTTCAGGTGCAACATTAGCAATGACTAATGCAACCATTTCAAATGCAAGAAACGCAGTATTAAAACTAACAGGAACTTTAACAGGTAACGTTGATGTTACTTGTCCTGATGGAATTGAAAAAACATACGTAGTTCAAAATGGAACTTCTGGTGCTTATACAGTAACATTTAAAACTGTATCTGGTACAGGAGCAACTTTCTCAACTACAGACAAAGGTATTAAAGTTCTTTTTTCTGATGGAACTAATATTACTGATGTGTTAGCTAATGCATCACAAATTAATTTAGTTAATCAGAATGAGGTAAGATTTGAAGATGCAAGTGGCGGTGAATATGTAGGACTTAAAGCACCAGCAACTGTATCGTCAAGTGTAACTTTTGCATTACCAGGAGCTGATGGTTCAAGTGGTAATGGAATAACAACAGACGGATCTGGAAATTTAAGTTTTACAGATGTCGCATCAACAGGTAAAGCTATTGCTATGGCTTTAGTTTTTGGATAATATTAATATAGGAGAAATAAATTATGGCAGCCCCAAATCTAGTAAACGTAAGTACAATTACTGCTAAATCAGTACAAGCAGCTTTGACTGTTACTTTAACAACTGAAATTCTTGCTAACGCAGCAGCTTCAGGTAAAGTATATAAAATTAATAATATACTAGTAGCAAACATTGATGGTTCTAACTCAGCAGACGCTTCAGTATTTATTACTAAGTCAGGTGGTTCACCAGTGGCAATTGCATCAACAATTGCGGTACCAGCTGATTCTACTTTAACTGTTATTGATAAAAACACAGCTCTTTATTTAGAAGAAGGTGATAATATCGAAGCAGGAGCAAGTGCAGATTCTGATTTAGTTATTACTATAAATTACGAAGAATTAAGTTAATACTTAGGAGGGTTTAAATTCCGATGAAGTATTTTGCTAAGTTAAACGCAGATAATAAAGTTGTAAACACAGTTGTATTCGGTGACGATGCGACTGAACAAAGTGTTACATCATTTTATAATGATGGAGCGGTTTACAAAGAGTATAAGCTAGACGATACTTCATTTAGAAAAAACCCCGCTATAATTAACGGTTACTATCATCCAGAAGCAGATGCTTTTGCGAAAATACAAATTTTTCCAAGTTGGATTTTAAATACTGAAGACTACACTTACTATCCTCCAATAGCTATGCCAGATAATAATGAGGAAACTCATTTTTTAACTTGGGATGAAGAAAACCAAAGATGGCTTAGAGACGAAATTACTGCAGAGGGTTTTAATAAAGATCCAAGAGTGATAGAATATTGGAATCCTGAAACACAAACTTGGGGAGCACAATAATATGGCAAATCAATATTATAATAATGGTGGAATAATTGGCCCAGCTAATAATCCGCAAGTATATCCTGAAGTCATAACTACTTACACAGGTGGTGGAACTTTTACTCCAGCTGGAAATACTAAAGCAGAAATTGTTTTAGTTGCGGGCGGGGGTGGCTCGGGCGGAAACCGTGGAGGCGGTGGAGGAGCAGGAGGAGTACTCTATGTTTCTGAATATAATTTACCAGGTTCACCAGTTGCAGTTTCAATTGGCGGTGGTGGCCCAGGAAGCCGTAACGTAGGTCAAGGATCAGTAGGAGGACAATCCTCTTTTGACGGAGCAACTGCTCAAGGTGGCGGTGGTGGCGGAGGGCACTTAGGCCCTTCTTTAGCCTCTCCAGGAGGATCAGGAGGTGGCTCAGGTCACGCAGGCCCATCAGGCCCAGGAGGTTCAGGACAACAATCTCCAGCTTCAACTCCAGGTGGTACTTGGCAAGGTTTTGGAAATCCAGGGGGATATTCGGGAGACCCATCAGGCGGGGGCGGCGGAGCTGCTACTGCAGGTCAATCAGGTTCACCTCCAGGACAAGGTGTTCAATATGATACTTCATCACCAACAGCATCCCCAGTGCAAACATACTATGGCGGTGGTGGAACGGGAGGACGAAACGGCGGAGGAGGCCCTGCTGGAGGTCAAGGCGGCGGAGCTACTACTTACCAAAATGATGGTGGAGGTGGCGGAAGTCACGGCCCTGCTCGTGGTTCAACTCCTGATGGTCAATCTGGATATTGTGCAATTAAACAGTTAGAAGAGTTTGCAGGTGCAACAGGTGTTTGGAGATTACAAGAAGTTTACGCTTTAGTAAAAGCGGGTAACTGGCAACCTGGTTCTTAATACTGTTGCTTTTATATTAATACTAAGTTATTAAAGTATTGATATGAAGTTAATTAAATCAGAAAAACCTATTTTTAAAAATCCAGAGTATCTATTAATAAACAATTGGTTTACTCCAGAAGAAGAACAAAGAGTTTGGAAAGAGCTTGAGTTCTACACCAAAACAGACTCTATGGAGAGAGCTGAGAATAAAAATGATACTGCAAAAACAGAATCAGGTGAGTCTAAGGCTAAATCTTATAGGATGTATTTAGATAACTTTTATCAAGGAGATAAAAGACACGTATCAGACATTTTAAGATATTCTCAAGAAGGTTTATCAAAAGAAACCTTTCATCAAGGTGTAAAAGCTAAAAGCCCATTATATTCAAGAACGTTTGTTAATTCCAATTGGCACGTTACTATGTTGTCTTATTATGAAGAATCAGATTACTATGATGCTCATTTTGATGCTTTTCATTGGACACAACTTATATGGTTTTTCAAAGAACCTAAAAAATTCAAGGGGGGAAATTTTTTATTAACTGATTTTAAGATTGAATTTGAGTGCACTCATAATACTATGCTTATGTTTCCAAGTTATTACGAACACGCAGTTAGACCTGTTGAATTAAAAGAGGAAGATAGAAATAAAGGTCTTGGTAGATACACTATTACTAATTTTATTATGTATGACAGAACAAAACAATGATAGAACATCAAGTCATAGATAACTTTTTACCAGCAGAAGAACATAAAATTTTATATAACTTAATGCTAGAAAACCAAAACTTTCCTTGGTATTATTTTCCTGAAATATCTACGCCTGGTAAAGATTCAAAAGATCATATGTTTTATATGGTACATATATTCTATTATGAAGATAAACCTAACAGCACTTTTTTTAATAGTGTAAAACCTCTTTTGTCTAAAATAGATATTAGATCATTAATAAGAGTAAAAGGTAATTTTTATCCAAATCAAAGAAAAAATATACCATTAGGAGAACCTCACGTAGATTTTCCTTACTCACATAAAGGAGCCATATATTCTATTAATACTTGTAATGGTGGAACTATTTTAAAAGATGGCACTTTGGTTAAATCTGTAGCTAATAGAATTTTATTTTTTGATCCTTCCGAATCACACGATTCTATTGTAGCAACAGATGATAAAGCTAGAGTTAATATTAACATAAATTATTTTTAATGAATTTAATTAATTATTACTGGTATTTTAAAAATGCTGTATCTACGCAATTTTGCGATGATGTGATTAAATTTTGTAAAGAAAAAAAAGAAGAAACTGCATTAGTTGATTTAGGTACCTATACAAAAGATAAGGAAGGTGCAATGAAAAAACAAATAAGAGATAGTAATATTTCTTGGGTAGAAGAACGTTGGATTTATGAAGCTATTTTTCCTTTTGTATTAACTGCAAACACAAATGCGGGTTGGAATTTTAATATAACTTGGACAGAACCTTTTCAATTTACAAAATATAAACCTGGCCAATTCTACAATTGGCATTGTGATTCTGATATATCACCAACAAAAGAAGGCCCAGGAAAAGGTTTAATAAGAAAATTATCAGCCTCTTTACTATTAAATAGCTCTTCTGAATTTAAAGGTGGGGCTTTTGAATTTGATTTTAAGAACAAAGCTTATCCTAAAACAAATATATCTGTAGCTAAAGAGCTTAGTGACAAAGGAGATCTTATTGTATTTCCTTCATTTGTTTGGCATAGAGTGCAACCTGTTACAGAAGGAACTAGGTATTCATTAGTTATGTGGAATCAAGGTAAGCCTTATGTCTAAAGAACAGTTTGATAAAAATAATTACGTATTAATTAAAGAAGCGATATCAAAAGAACTAGCTGATTTTTTATTTAAGTATTTACAAATAAAAGCTAAAGCGGTTTCTTTTATGAGAGAAAAAACTTTTATAAGTCCATTTGATAAAAAATGGGGAACTTTTGGAGACAACCAAACTAACGGACAAGATATTTATTGTAGCTATGGAGATGCTGCTATGGATACTTTGTTAATGTTAGTAAAACCAAAAATAGAAAGCATATTAGAAACAAAAGTAGTTGAGCACTATTCTTACACTAGATTATATGAAAAAGGTTCCGAACTTAAACCACATAAAGATAGAGAAGCTTGTGGTACTTCTACAACTTTAAATTTAGGAGGGGATCCGTGGCCCATATTTATGAAGCCACAAGAAGAGTCAGAACCCATTAGTTTTACTTTAATGCCAGGAGATTTACTTTTATACAATGGAACAGAATGCATACATTGGAGAGAAAAGTTTGAAGGAAGTATATGTGGTCAGGTGTTTCTTCATTATACAATTTATGATAAAAATTCAAAGTTACAAAAATATGACGGTAGACCAATGTTAGGCTTACAAATAAAGAAACATCAGTTATGAAAAATATAATAATAGTAGGCGGTGGAACAGCAGGTTTAATTTCTGCTTTAATTATAAAAAGAAGATTTGATAAGATTAATATTAAAGTAATTAAATCTAAAGAGCTAGGTATTATAGGTGTCGGGGAATCGTCTACTGAACATTGGACAGATTTTACAAGATATTTAGGGTTTAATAAAACCGAAATATTTCAAAAGACAGATTGTACTTATAAAACAGGAGTCTATTTTAAAAACTGGACACCAAAAGATTATATGCACGTAGTTGAAGGTAATTTTCACGATGTCTTTATGGGACAGGCTAAGGTTGCTTTTAATCATATTATCAATAAGTATTTAAACAGTGGTGTTTTGATTCACGATTCTTGGAAAGATAATTCATTAGATAACACATTTGTTCCAAATCAAATGCATTTTAATACTTTTAAATTAAACGAGTATTTATTAGAAAAATGCAAAGTTATGAATGTTGAAGTTATAGAAGATACTATAGAAGAAGTAACTACTTCAGAAAAAGGAATAGATAGTTTAAAAAGTAAAACAAACGTTTATCAAGCAGATTTCTATGTTGATAGTACAGGATTTAAAAGGTTATTAATAAATAAGCTAGGTGCAAAATGGATACCCTTTGACAAATACTTAACTGTTAATCACGCAATAGCTTTTCCCACAGGCGATACAGAAGAATACCCGCCTTATACTCAATCTATTGCTATGAACGCTGGTTGGATGTGGAGAATACCTGTATGGGGTAGATGGGGAAATGGTTATGTGTTTAACGATAATTTTATAAATGCAGATGAAGCAAAAAAAGAAGCAGAAGCATATTTAGGTCATAGTATTGAAATAGCTAAAGATATAAAATTTCAAAGTGGAAGAATAGATAAGATGTGGATTAAGAACTGTGCTACATCAGGATTGTCTTCTAGTTTTCTAGAACCATTGGAAGCAACTTCTATTGGTACAGCTATACAACAAACATACGTTTTGATAAATAATTTAATAAACTATAATCAATCTTCTATTGATTTTTATAATCAAGAAATGGATACCATACACCAAAATATGTTGGACTTTGTGTTTTTAAGTTATATGGTTAAAAAAGATAATACAGATTTTTGGAAAATGGTAAATAAACTAAAGGCACCAGATAGTCTTTTATTTAATCTAGAGAGATGGAAAGCACGACTACCAATTAGATCAGATTTTAAAAGTGATTATTGTTTATTTTTTGATAGTAACTATATCGTTAAGTTGTTTGGTTTAAACCTTTTAAACTTAAATTCAGTTAAAGAAGAATACAATTCTTATCTAGATAATTTTAAAGGGGAGTTTGCTGCATATACAGAATCTAAAATAGCCGCAAGAAGAGTAGCATCTGTATTTAAAAATAAAGAATTAGTATCTAAAATAAGACAAAATCAATGTCCTGTTAGTTGGCCGTTGTAATTTATGAAAGTACAAGATAATTTTTTAGACAAAGAAAGTTTTAATAACATTCAAAGTCTAATGATGGGTAATGATTTTGATTGGTATTATAATACAGTAATAACTGAGGAAAAATTTAATAGAAAAGAATTTCAATTTACTCATATCTTTTATTTAGATGGTTCGCCAAGAACTAGCTATTCAGTTGTAGAACCTATAGTAAAAACAATAAATCCTTTTTCTTTAGTAAGAGTAAAAGCTAATCTTTTAACAATGACACCAAAAATAAAAGAATACGATTTTCACACAGATTATAAAAATAAGAAAAATTTAACAACAGCTATTTTTTATGTTAATACTTGTAATGGATATACTTTGTTTAAAGATGGAAAAAAAATAAAATCTGTTGCTAATAGATTAGTTTCTTTTGATTCAGGTTTAGAGCATACTGGAACATCTTGTTCTGATGAAAATATAAGAGTAGTTATTAATTTTAATTATATAAAGTAACAAATTAGCCTTTTAAGCTAGAATGGACTATATTTATACCTAAGAATGAATAGTGTATAATACCGTTATGCCATTAAGAAAAGTACAATTTGCACCAGGATTTAACAAACAAGCTACAGATTCACAGGCCGAAGGTCAGTGGGTAGATGGCGACAATGTTCGTTTTAGATACGGATCACCTGAAAAAATAGGTGGTTGGACACAAGTTTTATTAGGTAGATTAGTAGGTGCTGCTAGAGCAATGCATACTTGGGCAGATCTAGACGGTAGAAGATTTGCTGCTATCGGTACAAACAAGATGTTGTACATTTATGATGGTAATGATTTTTATGATGTTACACCTTTAGATAGTTCCTTGAACGTGGCAAGTTGTAATATTACCACGGTCAACGGATCGTCCACTGTTACGATTACTTGTCCATCTGGACACAATTTAGAAATAGGAGATATATTAACTTTTGCTAATGCGGGTTCTTTTACAGCTGGGCAAACAGATTACACAGCTTCAGATTTTGATGACGTATTGTTTGAAGTAAAATCTATTCCTACAAATTTAACTTTCACAATTACTATGGCTTCTGCTGAAACTGGAACAGGAGCAACGAACAACGGAACTTTAGATACTAGACCTTATTATAAAATTGGGCCTTTGCTACAAGCTTATGGATATGGATGGGGTACAGGAACTTGGAATTTATCAACTTGGGGTACACCTAGAAATACTTCTAATGTTCAATTAGATCCTGCTTCTTGGTCTCTAGATAATTATGGAGAACTACTAGTAGCAACTATTAAAAACGGCCCTGCTTTTCAATGGGATCCTAATGGAGGAACAGGTGTTACAACTAGAGCATCTTTAATTACCAACGCTCCAACTAAATCAGTTATGTCTATTGTATCTGATAGAGATAGGCATTTAATATTCTTAGGTACTGAAACAACTATTGGTACTGCTTCATCGCAAGATAAGATGTTTATTAGATTTTCTGATCAAGAGAATATTAATGATTACACGCCTACATCAACTAATACTGCAGGTACATTTAGAGTAGATTCAGGAACAAAGATTATAGGAGCAGCTAAAGGTAAGGATTATATTCTTATTTTAACAGATACATCAGCATACTTAATGCAATACGTAGGTGCACCGTTTACATTTAGTATTAGACAAGTAGGTTCTAACTGCGGATGCATTGGTCAGCATTCTATAGTATTCGCTAACGGAGCTGTCTATTGGATGGGAGATTCTGGTGGATTTTTTATGTTTGATGGAACAGTTAAATCACTGGGTTCTTTAGTAGAGGATTTTGTATTTACTACTACGGCAGATAATTTAGGTTTTAATTATTCTGCTAGTGAGCTTACTTATGGTTCACACAATAGTTTGTTTGGAGAAATAACTTGGTTCTATGCATCTGCTACATCAAGCTATGTTAACAGGTCAGTTACCTATAATGTAGGTGAACAAGTATGGACTACAGGTTCTTTAGCTAGAACAAGCTATGCGGATTCTCACGTATTTGAAGACCCTATGGCAACTAAGTTTGACACATCGATTGCTCCGAACACGCCAATAGTTAATGGTGTGTCTAACGGTGCAAGTTATGTATTTAATCACGAAGTAGGAACTAACGAAGTATTAAACAATGGTCTTACAGTTAATCCCATAGCAGCATACATTGAATCAGGGGATTTTGATTTAGATGTAGAGGGAGACGGTGAATACTTTATGAGAGTTAGTAGATTTATACCAGACTTTAAAGATTTACAGGGGAATGCTAAAGTAACTATTTTATTAAGACGTTATCCTGCAGATACACAAACAAGTTCTACACTAGGGCCTTTTACAGTTAACTCTTCTACAGACAAGATAGATACAAGAGCTAGATCTAGATTAGCAGCAGTTAAAATAGAAAATGATGCTGTTGACGACAGATGGAGATACGGTATATTTAGAGTAGATATATCACCAGATGGAAGAAGATAATGGCTAAAGTACAAGTATTTTTACCTGAACCACCGCAAGAGTTTTCTACTGAAAGTTTTAGACAAATAAACTTAGCATTAGAAACTTTGCAAAATCAGTTAAATACTAACTATCAAAAAGAAGCAATTGAGAAAACTCAAAGACAAAATTGGTTTTTAATGAGAGGAGGTTGTTAATGTCTGGATGTAATAACGTAAATCCAATAACAGGTGGAAGTACAGTTGATGACATTCCATTTTATTTAGCCGTACAGCAAGGTAAAGTTCCTGGTTATTCTATGGTTAATAAATTTGGATATAATTCTAGTATTGGTTCAGGTTCTTTTGAAACTATTTGGGAAACAGGAAACAACTATCCTTGGCAAACAGCTCAAGCTACTCTTGATGTAGTCAGTGATAATGGTAATGATGATGTAGTAGGAACAGCTGCTAGAACCTTAAGAATACAAGGACTTGATTCTTCTTATGCTCTTGTAGAAGAAACTGTTGATTTAGATGGTACAAACACAGTTACTACAACACAACAATTT